AACAACTAGTGGCGCATCAGCTACTGGTACTATCGACTTGTGGGTTTATTACACAGTTGAATAATCAATAGCCAAAACAAACAAGTTAGGCGGTGAAATATCCGCCTAGCTTTCAAAATGAATTTACAAAAAAATAATGATCAAGACCTACTTAATCGTGGGATTAATTTGTATTAATTCCGTCGAATGCTTCAATTTTTATGAAAAACCAGAACCAGTTATTTATACGGATTTGGATAAATGTTTAGAAATTGGAAAAAATTTAGGTAATGAAATGTTTGATCGAATGAACAAAATAGGAGTGCCATCACAAGTAAATGTATGGTGCAAAGAAATTAATCAACATGGAGAATATAGTTAATGGCTTCTGACGTAGATATAGCAAACAATGCATTGTCGATTCTTGGCGCAAGCGTAATCTCTTCGCTTACAGAAGATACGAAGAACGCCAGGATTTGTAGTCAACGATTCAGCAATGTAAGAAACAGAGTTTTCAGAGCGCATCCTTGGAACTGTCTGATCAAGCGAGTTCAGCTTGCTCAAAATACAACAGCTCCAGTTATAGAATTTACTTATGCTTACGCATTGCCTGCAGATTTTTTACGAGTTTTAAAAATCCACAATGGCACGACAGATTCTGTGGCAAGCGAAATGCCATATAAAATAGAAGGAGCAAATCTTATAACAGACGAAGCAACGGTTTATCTGATCTACGTTTCAAAAGATACAGACAGCACCAACTACGATGCTTATCTGTACGAAGTTTTAGCTTACCAACTGGCTGCGGATATAGCTTACGGTATAACTAACAACGCTACGCTGGCTAAAAATTTACTGGCGGATGCCGATGAAAAATTACGAGAAGCTCGCTTTGTTGACAGTACGGAAAATTCTACCGATACCGTTGAAGCCGATGAATTTACCGATGCTCGTTTATAATGACCACATCGGATTTTGATCCAAGGCTTTTAGGATTATACGACAAACCAAAATTTCTTCTCCATTTTCAATGGCAGAACAGTTCAAAGGTTTATCGATATGCTCTCGTTGAAATCATGAATTTTGGCGCAATCAACGCAAGAACAAAACAAAAAGACGATGAACAAGGATTAACTCAAAAAGAAATCTGGAAAAAGAAATATGCCTAGAACGACATTAGCATTAACAAATTTTGTTTCAGGAGAACTCGGCTCCAAGATGGAAGGTAGGATAGATTTTGAAAAGTATTCCTCAGGCTGCAAAACTCTTGAGAATTTTTTGATTCATCCGCAAGGCGCTGCAAGCAGAAGAACAGGAACTCAGTTTATTTCAGAAGTTAAAACAAGTTCTTTAAAAACAAGATTAATACCTTTTGAATTTTCAACAACTCAAACTTATATGTTGGAATTTGGTAATGGCTATATCAGATTCTTTAAAGATAAAGGTCAAATATTAGAAGGAGATATAACTATTTCAGGAATAACTAAGGCTAATCCAGGAGTGGTTACTGCTAC